GTAGCCTTACCAAGTCCCCATTAAGAAACCATATCTTTTTATTACCTTTTATTACAGTTTCGTTATTGTATTCTTGGCTCTCAATATTTCCTTTGCTAGTAGCCATCTACCTTCTTCACTTTCTGTTGGAGGATGAAAAAATGTTCTTAGTCCGCATCCCATGCAATATGTTTCCATATGTTGAGCACTGCTGTACTGTCTATCAACAAAAATTCTACCCTTGCATTTTTTGCAAGAAATCATTCATTATTTCCTTAGTTTGGAATTCCAACAATAACTAGATGTACTGATAAAGATAGGTCGCCAGAAGCCCCAAACCTTACAACACCTTCTACTCTTGTTTCTGTAACACTTTTTAGAACAATATTTACGTTTTGTCCTGCTGGTGTTTGTCCAGTGTTAACTGGTGTTGCTGATACTATTGGTGGATATTTAAAGTCTTTAAAATCATAAGTAAAGGTTCTTTCGTTACCCGCTGAAACTGTTGAGTTATTTGCGACCTCAACTAAACCGCCCACTATTCTTGTGTTAGAAGTTTGAACTTCTGCCTTACCCGCACTTGCTGTATCAATAATTGTTTTACTTGTTTGCTTAGAAGCAACGTTTGTAGAGAGGTCATTTACAGCCTCAATTAATTGATATAAATATGTAACATCAAGAGGTTGCCCTCTTTCTGGTAGTGGTACTTTTGCCATTTATTCCTCCTATTTTATTATACCAAAGAAACTAAGCCAGAGTTGTATATTTGTAAATTGGCATTTAGTGTTTTTTCAGATGATTCAACTTGAATAATTACACGTACATTTGTAGTTCCAGTTTTAATAAATTGATATGAATGAATTGGTGTTGTCCCGTGGTAGGTTGCCGTAGCCCCATCAAATCCAACAAAAACATCATATTTTGGTCTATTTAATTCATCTCCCCATACTGCACTAATAACTGAGGCTGAAACTTGTATGGCTCCAGCAACACTGGTAATTGAGTCATCTATAACAAGATTTATTGGAGACCATTGAGATGTTCTGTTTTTATCTTCAGAAACAATTCTATATTTAAAAACGTATCCAATTTTGTCAGAATCTAATGCTGGCAAGGATGCTTTTTTAATTATAACTTTTTTAATTCCTGCATCAGCCATTATGAATTATTTCCGCTAGAAAGATCTACTGAAAATCTAAATTCAACATAATTATTAGTATTAGGACTCTTAACTATTGTTGATGCACCTAAAGTTTGAATTACTGAATATCCTGTTAATCCATAAAGTGGATTTACTGTAGCAACATTTTCTAATTTTAAAGCATCTAATGCTATATAATAGTTTCCAGATGGATTGACTCCATCAATAACACATGCATAAACCTTAACTACAGAGACAGCATTCCAATCAAAACCAGCAGTTCTATATAATTCTTGAAGTTGTTTTTTTACAATAAAATATCTTTCTGTAGCAAAATCGTGTTGTCCACCACTACTATCGTCAGCAACTTCTGCTTCAAGTCTTGCAAATTCTGTTCCACTTGTATTCTCAAATGAAACCAAGACTCTAGCCCTTTCTGGCTGAGTTCCTGCCGCATAGGTTCCATCTCTATTTACTATTGAAAATGCTAATCTTAATTCATCTGTTGGAGAATTTTTTGTAAAATCAACTGTTGCTCCACTTAACCTAATATAATTTGATCCCGCTCCTATTGCAAAAGTATCTTGTGTGGGACCACTATCTGACTCAATATCAAGGTCAGCCTCATTGCCTTTTATCATAATTACATTATTTAAAAATCTAGGTCTTTCATATCTTGCAACTCTTGGTGATTTAAAAAATATTGGATTATCTGCATTTGTTTGAAATACTGGATCCGTTACAGCAATGATGTTGTCATAGATTGGAGCATCTAACGCATCAGATTCTGTATCAATTGCTACTGCAGATGCTGCTGTTACGTATTGCCAGTTTTCTGTTTGTGTAAACGCAAAAACTGTTTTACTATCATATGCTCCTGCAGATGGATTAGATCCTGCAGAATATATTCCAATTTCAGATATTTCATATCTTTCTTCTGTTGGAAGTTCTGCTGTTAGAACAATTTTGTCTACACCGTCTTCATTTACAAAACCCCTAGAAGATATTGGAACACGAAACATCTCAAAGTCTAAATTTGTTTTTGTTGAATAATCTCCAATTTCATCGGCGGTATCTAATGGTGTAGCGCCACAACCAATAGCAATATACGAGGCATAGGCGGGGGCCTGACCAAGTAAATACTTTGCAATAATAGATTTACCAGTATTAGTTATCATGAGTTGTAGTCTCCAAGATCTGCTTCATATATTGTACCACTTGCACTAATCAATGTTTCTACCTGTTCGTCGGCATTTATGTTAATAAATTCAATAATTAGGTCTCCGCTTGCGTTAAGGTATACGTTTTCTCCATTAGTCCCGTTGCCAATTTCTGGAATTTTGTCTTCTAGTTTAATTGAAAATCCAGCAAAAAACTTATCTGCGGTTTGTTGTAGGCTAAGGATATTGTTTGGATTATATCTTTGTTGAATGGCTGAAAGGTTTTTAATTGGCTGATATGATATTTTTTGTCCATTAACAATGTCAGATCTTGTTATACTGATTAATTCTTGACCACCAATATTTTCAAATATCTGATCAAACATTCCATCTGTAGGAACGGATTCTTCATCAAATAATATAATATCTAAAGTTGCTGTTTTAACTGGTGTTTTTTCTACAGAAAATATTGTCATCTGTGGTAATATTTCTGGTACTGGTGGTGTTGCTACAATACTAAATGAATTACTTTGACCAACCAACATATTATTTGTAGGATTATTTGTTATAGTATTTTCTGAACGTTTTGCCTGAGTTGCTGAATTAATTGCTTGTCCAATAGAAACACCAGTTAATCCTTGTGCTAATGCATTAGATATAACATTAGCATATTCTTTGTCAGTTAAGTTAGACTTTGAATCCCAAGAATCACCATAATACCCTGATTTATTAACACCACCACGAGAGTCATAATATTGCTGTCCCGTCATATTGTTGAAACTGGCGTTAGCCTCTATTGCTTGTTTTGTAGTTGAATCTAAATTATTATAGTCAACTGATGTAAATTCTGGATCAACATTTGGCATATTACACCTCCGCTAAATAAATTGTCATGTCTGGGCCATTTATTTTTCTTGCATACTCAATATTATATACTATAAATCTAGAATCAGCCGATGTAACTAAATCTAAATTATTAGAATCTTTATAGTTAATTGTTACAATATCTCCAAGTTGAATTGTTGGTGTTGCAAATATTTTTAAACCAACCGATTTTTTAGGAACCATAAGTTTATTTATCATCCAGCCCATAAGATTTTCTGCATCGTCTTGCGTTTGTATGTATGGTGTATCTAGAGTAAATTCATTATTTCCATAAATCATTCTGCTTGTTTTAATTTCATCAAACTTTTGTTTTTCAATTTGCGGAGAAACAATTTGAGAAGATCCAGTTAGTAATGGGTTAGAAAAATTACTACGTTTTTTAAAATATTCATCAACTGTTAACTCATGAGTAGTATCTTGTGTAAATGTGACGCCTTGAATTCTTAAATAGTTACCGCTTGTTTCGTCAAGATTTAAGGCTGTATCTGTAGCGTTAAATATTAAAAACTCAGCACCATATGAGTCTGCATAAAAACCAGATGAAACGTAGCCTTTGATGTTATTAAATGTTGGTGATAATTTAGCATAAAGTGCAGGATATGCACGATCATACTTAACATCAAAATAAGCACACTCTCTCATTATTGAGCCAAATTCATCAAAATATAAATTGTATTTAGGTGGTTGCTGGGCACTAATTCCAGATAAGTAGGTTGCTTGAACCATACCGCTCATTGCATATTTTCTTAAAGATTCGCTAGCACTTATTTCATTATCCCCAAAAGCAGAAGATAGGGTTTCTCCAACTGTAAAGACGGTATTTTGAGAATAGTTCTGTGATAAGGCATAAATATTTTCAAACATAACTCTAGATGAACCACGAACAAACGGGGCCATGTTGTTGTAGATTGGAAGCGGATCTGTGTCGTCTACAACCTTAATTAATTGATTATTAATGTATAAATAAAATCTTCTTGTCTTTCCTATGTCTTGATATTCTACGGCTAAATCATATACCGTAGGATTTTCTTCACTAGCCATCCTGTACTGACCAGTAAACCTGCCATCGTCAACCGTAATTTTTGCTAGACCGCCGTAAAGTTTTACAGGAATTGCATTACTATTAGACGCATCTTTTTTAATTTTATAAAAAACAACATTGTTAATAGAAATATTTGATTGATTATTTTTATCTAATTGTAAGTATGATTCTACGTTATCACTTGTCAATGCAGCAATTTCAAAATAATATCCGTTGTTTGTTGTTGGATTAAGTAATACTGCCAATCCTCCTGATCCACCACCTATGTTTACTGGTTGATCTGGTTGAACTCCAGCAACCTGGTAATAGGTTGTGCTTCCACTTGGGGTTTGACTACGACGTTCATTATTTTCAATCTTGCCAATAATACGCATCCTTGTTCCAAAATGTTTATAAGAATTATCTAATTCTTTATATACATAAGACACTAAATCAATTGGGGTTTCATTTGTTTCAAATGTTGGCCCATTCATAACTAATGCTGATGACTGAATTGTTCCAGTTTTTGGAGATATAGTTGAGTTAACTGGAGTTTCTGTTGTATAACTTGAAGACATAAAGTTTTTAATTGTTCCACCCCTTGATGTCTGTTGGGCTTTAGAATTATTAACTCCTGCTGCTCCAACAGTAGTTGCTGGCAAAACAATGTCTTCAAGAAGGGTAGTTGTAAATAAATATTGAGTTTCCATGTCACAACCTCTAACATAAGTATTGTCTGACCAGTAAGTGTTTATTCCAGCAGTGTGACTTGTTATTGTTGTTCCAAATTGAGCACGTCCATGTTCATAAACTGCACCGTTTTGTAAACGAGTAATACCTTCAATGTCTTCATAAAACGGAACTGTATAAATTCTTACTAAGCCAGTTGGGTATATCTTTCCGTTAAATGGCAATGATCTAAAAAAGTTTTGATACTCTTGATTATTTGTAATCCATACATTACTACTGCCTTGTCTGTGGGCAACTCTCCACGCTTGAATTTCTTCACCTTTTTGTGCTTCTGTAATTTCTCCATTTGCAACTTTTTTATCTAAATTATCAATAACGCTTGATGGTGCTAACCTTCCAGGCAAAACAATTTCTGGTTTAGATTCATCTAAATTTATACCGTCTGACAATATTGGATACCAAATTGCAAGAGTAACATTAAATTGTGCAGCATCATATCTAATAACTTCTCCATTAGAATAAAAATATCCTTGATATCTTGTAAGCCAATAAACGTTTTCTCCAAGATCAAAAACATTATTTACTATTTTACGATTAACTACACTTGGTGGAGATATAGTAAGATCAGAATTTAATGGCATTGCTCCTAAAACATATTTTCCTTGTTTAGACGCAACTTCATTACTTGTTTTAGTTGAGTCTGTTCCAGATACTTCCCACAAAAGTGAAGGCTTATAAACCCAAGTTTTATCTATGTCAATCATGTTTGCTTGACGAATAGAACCATAAGATCTTTGAATATATCTAGTTGTATAATTAATTTTCCCATTATTATAAACTTTTTTGTCTTGAGATGCAATTGAAATAATATTTGGAAGCGTTCCAGACGATAAGTTTTCAACAATACCACTAGCAGATTGATTATTAGATCCAGACAGAGTCATGTTGGACGCTCTATCATTTATGTCTGGAAGCATGTAGTTTTTGCTCATTACAATAAAATTATTATATTCATCAAAGAACATTGCTGTTTGTGTAGACACTGCAAGTTGATTTAATACTTCTGCTACCGTTTGATCTGGAGCAATAAAAAAATACGGGATAATTGGATCTGGTTCGTTTGTTGTTCTATAAAATGAGTAGTTGCTAAATCCAATGTAATCAAGAATTAAACTAATGGCATAACTAAGCGATACTTCTGTTACCAACATTCTTGGGGCAGGCATAGATTCTAAAAAGAAATAAAAGTCTCTTAGCGATATTTCCAATGTTCCAGCAGTAACATCTGCTTGTGGAAACCCATCAGAATAAAGTGTTTTAATTGGAACCCAATAATCAAACCCAGTTACATTTAATATTTTTTCGTAAAAATTAAACTTAATGTTTTTACGAACATAATCACTCACTATACTAGTCGTATTATTATCGTTAAATGCTTGATCGTCATCAAATAAAGATATATTTCCAGTTGAAGCAAGCAACTGTCCGACTGGCAAAGCAGATGTTCCAAGATCAGAAAGAATTTTTTTAATACTATACTCTATTGTTTTATCAGATATATCAACGATTAGTCTTGGCGACATTTCAATCAAGTCAAAGGTAGAATCAAATTTATTCATTCTTTCTACTATAACTCTTAACCCACGAATATTTTGAAACTCTCTATAAACTATTTGTCCATTTGTTGTTTCTTGAAAGGATAATGGATTTGTTAAATCTGTAACAAATGTCGTTTTGTTATCAATTTCTTCACTTCCCAATACCCACCCATAAACAGGAGTAAATGTATTGTATGTGTTAGTAGTGCTATTCCAAACATGATACGTTCCGACACTTCCTACATTTGAAATAACTAAATATGCGTATCCATTTATTGATTCGGTTGGTAATAGAGTAGATGAAGAAAAAGTTTCTGCAAAAACAAAACTGTCTTTAAAATTATCTGGAATATTTTTTAATCTATATTGTAATTCAACATATCCGTCATGAGCAATAATTGCAGATCCATCATCACGAACATCGTTTTCAGTAAAGACATAAGCATCTACCCAATTGTCTTCCTCAAGATATTGAACTTTCCATCTTGTTGGAGTTGTTTTGTTTGCGTCACCAAAAAAGGGGTCTGAAAAAGTTTTAGATATGTCGGTAAAATCTCCTAGATCTATATCTCCAATATTAGTTTGCATTTTTATAATAATTCGGTTTGCTGGCACATTTTTTTTATAAACTACAAATGGTGCAGCATCGTCTATGTAGTAGTTTCCATTTACTATGTTTTTAGCAATACCTCTTTCAATACCGTTTTCAGTTCTAAAAGATGTAAAATATTTAAATTGGTCATAGCGTGATGCCATATAATATCTTGGTCTTCTAGCAAGGTCGCTACCAGAGTTTGATAAAAACTTACCTTTAAAAGCAACTGCTTTATTAATACCCGACCTTGGTCTAAATGGTTTTATGCAATCTTCTAATGAATATAAAAGTTTATTTTTTTCTTTTATAGATGTAAAAATTTGTGGTGTTCCATCATTTTCAAACCCTCCATCAATAACAACGTCTGCATCTGTTGCTCCAGTATAAAATAATCCAGCATCTGCGCTATCAAATGTATTTGGTAGTGTTAAGAATTGAGAGTTTTGTTCTTGAGATCTGTATCTGTAATTGCCAAGTTTAAATATATTATCTGGCATATTCATATTCCACTCAGCCAAAACTAATGACTCTGTTTGTATTGTTGCAGATGTTTCAAAGTGATTTTTTAGTTCGGTACTTTCAAACATTTAAACTTCTTCCAGGGTTACCGATATGTTCCAAAGGTCGTGATTTGTTGCCCCACGCTTTACAACAGAATAACTAAAGTCTGCAAAATAAACTTGAATAATTTGATTATATCTATTTAAACCACTATATTTATAATTTTGGCCTTCTAGGTTTGTGTACTTATCATAAGCAAGATACATAAAGAATGGACCTTGATGTGTTTCATACCAATCAAGAAGTTCTACACCACCTGCTCCACCATCGGCTGTGTACTCTGTTTTAGATCCTTCACTTGGTGATACTCCTGTTGTTGAGTTAAAATTTGGTAGTCCTGAATACCCTCTTGAAGGAAGCATGCTCCAAGATACAGACATAGTTAATTTATCTGCAATGTGGTATGAGCGCATACGACCATTAATAGTTCTTTGACGTTGTTCAATTCTTTGGGTATTAAACTGCATATCCCCTCTATTATGATCAGATAAAATAATAAACTGATCTAATAGGTTTGGATCTGTTTCTGTTGTGGAGGCTCCCACCTCTACCCCAGTGGGCACGTATAGGCCATTAGAGAGGGTTCCAGCATTGTTTGACCATAATATACCCTGCGGTCTGGTATACCTGCGTCTACCTGTTAAATAAGCACTAGTAGCCATTAGTTCCTTTGCCCCCTGATTCTTTGTGAATCAACATTTTTAATTTCTTTCATTACCGCTCTAGCAATATCGTTAGCATTTCCACCAGTGCCATTAATATTAAATCCTAAGTTATAATTATACACTGCCGTTGAGTTATCACTAGTAGATGTAGAAATGCTATTAACTGGAACTACCGTGCCAGCACCCACTCCATTAAGCATTGATGGGTATTTAGACTCATTAATTTTATCAAGAAATGGTGCATAGGCTTTTGCTGCTGCTTTATTAACTACAAACTCTCCAGGAGTTAGCATTGTTGGAACGGTATCTGAACCCATTGCTCTTCCACCAAAAGCCATGTATTTTGAAATTGTACCTCCATACATTTTTCCTGGTATTTTAATTACTTGTCCTGGTCTAATTAAACTTGGATTTGAAATTTGTGGATTGGCTTTTATTACATCTGAAAGTTTTACTCCTGCTTTTGCTGCAATCCCACTTAATGTATTTCCAGATTTTACAGTTACTGTTGATGCTGGCTTACTTGCTGTTGAAGTTGTTTTTGTGCCCGTGCCTGTTCCTGTGCCTGTTCCTGTGCCTGTTCCTGTGCCTGTTCCTGTGCCTGTTCCTGTGCCTGTTCCAGAACCAGTAAAACTTGCTAAATTTTGTTGAGCGGTTAACGCTTCACTTAATGATTTTGCAAGAGATGCTGCATTAGTTGCTTGTTTTAGTAACTCATCGGTAAATGGAATTCCTGCTGCTTTTGCTTTAGTGATTAACTCATCAAGATCGTCAATATCTTGTTTTGTTTTTCCAGAATATAAAGCGCCTTCTTTTGCAACTGTAACTTGTTTATTAAGTGCTGCAATGTTTCTATTAGTTGAAGCAATTGTATCTTCAATTGTTTGTTTTTGTGTTTCTAAAGTTTTTAGTTGTGTTGCCTCAATTACATTAATTTGTAATTGAAGATCTTTATTTTGTTTTTCAATTGCATTTCTTCCAAGTGCTGAGATTGCTGCATCACGGGTTGCAGTTAACGCTTCTTTTTGTCCAGTTACTGCTGATTGTGATTGTTCTGCTCTTGCGTCTTGCATTAGTTGTGCTGCAGTTGAAACATCTCCACGAGTGAGTGCATCTGCAATTGATAATCTTTGTTTTTGAATGTTTGCAATATTTTGATTTATAGACTCAATTTTATCTAATGCTTCTATTTGTTTATTATATTTTTCATTAATAGCATCTTCTTGTGTGGCAATTTTATCAAGCACTAAACTGTTATCATCAATTATTTTCTGTATTGGAGTAATTTGAGATTTTGTAATTTCTTCAATTTGTGAGTTTATTTTTTCTAATTTTTCTTCTTGAATCATTAAAGCATCATTTTCTTTTTTAATTTTTGGAGCAAATTCCATGTCAATAAGTTTTTCACGTAACTCTGCCTGTGCTTTAGATTTTTGTAATTGTTTTTCAAATAAATTTGGAGCAGACATATATTTTAATTCTGCACTTGTTTGGTCTTTTAATGCTTTTTTGTATTCATTAATTAATGCAATAATATTTTTTAATGACTTACCCTTACTATTTGCAATAACCAAAGATGCAATTTCAGCATCATTTGATAATTCTGTTGCAGTTGCTTCATCAATTTTTGCATTACGTAAAATAATGTATGCCTGTGTTTGTTGTTTAATTGCTTTAATTCTTTCTTGTAAAGCATTTAATTTTCCTGGTCCTTTTGGTCCATCATTGTCTAACTTTGCATTTTCTTTATTTACTTTTTCTACTGCCCCAAAAAGATTTTCATATAATCTTGTTAGTGTGTTTATACCTCTCGCTCTTGTTTTTCCATCTTTTGAGGATAATGCTTTAAGAGTTGGACTATCTTTTCCTAATACTCCCGAACTTAAAAGAGCAATTAACATCATCTCTTGTTTTGCTGTTTGAAGATTTTTTAAGAATGGGGCTGCATTAATGTCAAGTTTTTTAAATATTTCTAATAGCGCAACTCTTCTTGATGCTTCATCAAGACCTTGCATTGTATTGACTGTGGCAAGCAAACTTGATTCAAATTCTTCTCCACTAATAAGTCCAAGTCTAAACATTCCAGCAGCAGAGTTTGATGTTTCTACAATAAACGTACTTAACTCTGAAAGAGATTTCTTAGTTGCATTAGTCATTTCCATAAGTTTTGGAGTTTCTCCAAGTAATGATCCTATAAAACCACTTAAAAACTTTTGAGTTCCAGTTGGTTTAACACTAAAGTCTTTACTGAATGTAACAAGTAGTTTTGCTATTTGATCTTGTAATCCTTTAATTGAGTCTGCAGAAAAATTAAGAGATTTAACGTCTATCTTTACATCTGTTTTCCCAGCCTCTTCACGAAGAGCATCAATAATTGTTTGAACCTGCTCACTAGCAAACCCCTGGGCTTTAAGATTAAGAGCCAAAGATGTAAAGGCTAATTGTGCTTCTTGTGCTGTAGATTTAGATAAAGTTTTAATTGTTGGAGCAAATTGTTTTTGAAATCCTTCATCTTCTCTTAGTCTATCTCTTGCAGTTCTTACATCTTTTCTAACAATTTCTCTATTTCTATTTTCAAATGGAAGTTTTGATGGAACAACACTAAAAAAATCACCAAGCGTTTTAACTTGATCTGTTGTGGTTTTCATAGCATTTGAAAGACCATTAATATATTCTAGTTCTTTACTTCTTGCATCGTTAGTTAGTTTAATTCCAATACCTAAAGCAGTTATGCCAGCAACAACAAGTCCTAGTTTAAGCCCACCGAGTGCTGCAAAAATACTTACAATTTTTTTACCAGTAAATAATTGTAAAATAGACGATAATGCAAATAACGGTCCAGATATTTGAAACAGTATTTCAGAGAATTTTCCTAGATTTCCACCAGCCATTGAAGCCACACCTGATAGGGCAGATAATGCAAAAGTGCCAGACATAAAGCCTTTATTTAGTCTATCCATTCTCTGATTCATTACTGACATACGTTTTTGTTGTTGTATTGATAGGAGTGTTTCTCTGTTCATTCTTGCTTGCGATGTAATGTCTGCTAATGGTATTCCTGGTGATTTAGGTGTCCCGCCAGATTTAGTACCTGTGGCGCCTCCTGGAACAAATAATCCAGATGCGGTTTGAACCATTCCAGATCCAAGTTTACTTCCTATTGCTCTTGCGTCATCAACATATGCTTCTGCACCAACAATAAATCCTTGAGCAATGCTTGCTCCAACCATCTCTGTTTCTCTTGATGGTGATGCAACCTTTGCTTTATCAACAACACCTTTAATTGTTTTCTTTGTTATTGCATCTGTAATTCTTGAACCAACATCTCCAAGATATGGAGTCATTTGTCTAGTTAAGTCGTCAACACTTGCTGTCACGGAACTTGTTATGTGGGACATTGTTGCAGTTTCCCATTTATCTAATACTGGATTTAATGTTTGAAATGATTTTACAATTTTTTGTTTTGATTGTGAAAAACGCTCTGTGCTTGCAAACATTTGTGGATTTTGCTCTGCTGCAAATCTTTGTGCTGGAATTCTTGATCCTCTATAGGATCCTGGAAGCGCTACTCTTCCAAACCCTCCAGCAGATCCAGAGCCAACTCCAACTGGTCCAACTGTTCTTATCTGATTAACAGCATTTTCAAGTGCAACATCAATATCTTTTCCAGCAATCTTTACTCCTTTTGCTGCATCACGCAATGCTGGAACAACAATTCCTTCAAGGTCTGCATCTTTAATAAATTCTTTTCCAGATTTATTTAATGCATCTGTTGCTGTTTTTGCAAAAAGATTTGCTATAACTGAAAACTCTTGTTTAAACTTAGGATTGTTAAGACCAACTTTAAGTTCTCTTGCAATCACTGCAAGTAGTGGAGCCATTGATGCTCCTCCTGCGCCACCTAAGTATCCTGAAACATCTCCAGTTGGAACACCTCTTCCAGTAGGTTGCCCCATAGAAGTGTTAATTGATTCTGGTAAAAACATTGTTGCATTTCTAAAACCTTTACCCATTTGATATCCAGGAATATTATCTGCAATCATTCCATTAATTAATGGTGCATATTTCTTTGCCATTTTTGCTGGTACGACTGCTTCTCCTGGTGTAAGCATTGCTGCAACCGTATCCTTGTTTCCAGTACCTGGAACACTTATAATACCGTTTGCAAATTTTCTAACTGCTCTTCCTGGCATCATCATTCCAGGGTTGTTCATTGAAAAGTTTCTTGCTGCTCCTGCTGCTGATGTATATGCTGCTATCAGTTTATTTATTTGGGCTACTTCAGCAGTAAATGTTTGTGTTAAGTTTGCATGTGTTTGATTAAGAGAGTGTGCTGCTGCTGCTGCATCTAATTGCTCCATTGTCATATACTGGGTCTGCTCTCCAAGTATTTGGGACTGACCAGTTAATCTTTGATACCCTCCACGAAGTGTTAGGAATAATTTAATTATGTTTGCAACACCGTTAGCAAGTAAACCAAATGTCATAAGTAGTACTGGACCTATTGCTCCAATTCCTACTGTTAATAATGTAATTAGTTTTTTGGTTCCGTCTGAAAGGTTGGCAAATTTTTCAAGAATTCCGCCAACAAATTCAACAATTGGTGTAAGTGCTTGCAAGAAAGCCTCACCAACTGGAACAAGAGCAAACTTAAGATCTTCAACGCTCTTTTTAAATTTATTCATTGCAGAATCTGCAGTCATTCCTAATTCTTGTTCAGACAAGGCTGAAAGTTGTTCAACAGAAGAGTTTGCTAAATCAAGAACACGAGAAGCCTGATTTCCATCTTTTGCAACGTTTGCAAATAAAGTTGATAGACGAGCAAACTGGAACTTACCAAACATTTGTTCAATTGCTCTTGCTCTTGCTAACGGATCTAATCTATTTAATGCCTCTGCAAAACCAATAACAGTTGCTTTAAGATCACCCTTATTATTTTCAACAATTGCAGTTGCGTTAATTCCATAGGATGCAAGCATTTCTGCTGCTTTTTTAGTTGGATTAATTAATGCTGCAAGACCAGATTTAAGTGCGTTCGCACCTTCTGAAGCATTAATGCCGCCTTCTTTCATAGCAGCCATGAAGAATGTTAAATCTTTTACGTCTCCACCTAGTTGCTGAATAACTGGTGCAACCTTTGGAATTGCAGTAGTAATATCATCAAGGGATACAACTGTCTGGTTTTCTACTGCGTTAAGGAAGTCAATTGATTCTGCAAGTTTGTCCGATGACATACCAAAAGCATTTTGTAATGATATAGTTGTTTCAAGAGCCTTTTGACTTTCAACTTGACCAAGAATAGAAAGTCGTGTTGCTTGTGCAGTTTGACGCTGTAAATCTAATCCTTGAAAACCTGCTGCTGCTGCCTCTGCTGCCAAACCAACTGTTTGAGAAACGGCAACGCCATACTTTGTAAACTGTTTTCCTAGTTCTGTAATGCTTTCTAATGCTGCCTTAGTCTCAGCCTGTGGTGTAAATAAATCTCCATAAACTTTTCTAAATCTAAGGGCTTGTGCTTCCATCTCCATAAAAGTTTTTACTGCTGTTGAGCCTACAAGCATTAATGGCAGGGTAAATCCAACCATTAACTGACGACCAGCCCATTGTGTATTCTTACCAAAGTTTAATAGATTGGTAGATCCTTGTTTCATTAATTGATTAAATAATGCTTGTTTCTGTGCTGCTAACTGAACTTTAGTAGTGTAATCACCCATATCCAACTGTGTAGGCATAATAGACATTGCCTTCATTGCACCGTTGGTGTCACGACCCATCTTAATATATTGGGTTTGTAGTTTCTTTACACGTTCTTCGGATACCTTGCCAATTGTGTCAAACTCTGACTTAAACAATCTTCCAAATGTTTTTGTAGACGCTCCCGCATAGCGGAAGTATTCACGCATTGAAAATTTATTTTTTTCTAATGAATTAGTAAATGATTCTGCAGATGTTCTGACTGTACGCATTTCGGCAGTAAAAGAACCGATAGCGTTTACGCTGTTTAAAAGATTTTTTTGTAAACCCTTTTGAGCAAGGGCTGCTGTTTCACTTGATTTGGCTATTGAGGTGTGAAACTGCGATATTTGACGCTGTAATGCTTTTAACTGTGTTAATGCATTAGACGAATCAATATTGATATCAATATTAGCATTAACATCAGCCATTTAGTTTCACACCTCTTTTAAATTATTCAGCCATAGTTACGCCAAGAACGTCTGAAACTTCAGCAAGTTTAATACCTGATGCTGCTTCTACGATCTTGTAAACAGTTGGGAGATCAAGATTCTCCTCTAGTTTTTTTACGTCTTCAGAGAGTTCTGGCTTGTATTGTCTCATTGCAATCTGTACACACTCCATAAGAATGTCCATAGATTTGCCGTTATCTTCCGCCACCGCTCCCACACCCTCAAACTTCTTCATAAACGGACGAAGTAGAGAGATTTTTAGAGGACGTACTGTAACCTTTGTGCCATCAATTAGTGTAAGGATTTGCTCCTCATACGTAGTTGTTGCCATTGTTTTCCTCCTATAGGTTATGTCAATTATAGCATGGTGAAACTTATTTTTATTATTTTATTTTGTTAAATCTTCGTAATCTAAGCCCATGCCAATGCCAAACCCTGCACTTCTAGCATTTTGTCCTTGAAGAGCCAGAATGTCATTACCGTCTTTTGCTTTGCCTTGACTAAAGACTCTAGCCTTCATATCTTCCCATTCTTTTTGTCCTTTTGAAGATCCAGACTGAGCATCTAAATCTACTCCTTGAATAGCAGCCAGGAATTTTTTTTCTTGATAGTCAAGTTCTCTACGACTTGAAAGAGTTGCAATTAATTCTGGCATAGACAAAGACTCTTCCAATTCTCTGTAGTCTTTCCATATGCCCAATAAAAATACCTCAGACTCAATCTTGGCAAGGTCTAGTTCTGACCAGGGTGAACCGCTATCTGTTGCTTGGTCTTTTACTGTTTCTTCAGATTTTTGATTAATCTTTATACCCGCAGAAATATCTAATACTGTGTATATAGTTGGCATATCAAGACTATCCTCTACATCAGATTTTGTTAAGTTTATTCCTGGATAATATTGTTTCATTGTGATTCTTACACACTCAACTAAAAAATCTATGGCTTCATCGTCATTTTTGGCAGTCTTAACGTACTCAAATGCCTCCATAAACTCACGTAAATATTTTATTTTTAATGGAACAATCTCTAGTTCTGTACCATCAACGAGTTTAATTATTTTATTTTTATAAACGGTTGTTGCCATAATCTTTCTATTCTATCACAGGCAAAACAAAAAACCCACCTAATTAAAGGTGGGTCTTGAGTTAATCTAAGTTTAGATTATGATTGTCCATAGGTACGATCAATGATCTTACCATAGGAACCTGATGTATCTTCAGGAAGAAGACGGAATGAAACTTCAAACATTGACGGTTCGTCACGCTTTGCTGACACAGTTACGTTCTCAATTGAAAGAGCACGGTATGCTGCGTAGATACGTTCTTTATCCGCAAATGTTGCTGGGTCACCAGATCCTGGACCAACAGCAACGATTCCTCGTTCTACTGGAACATCTCCAATGTCTCCTGCACTCAGGTTAAGTGTTTGACCTGTAGATGCATTTTTGTTTCCTGTAACTTTGTCATCAGAGTATGCTAATGCTACGAGCAAGTTTTCTAGGGTTGCTTCAGCAAAAGCGGTAGCAAGATTTACCTGCATACCTTGCTTGTATAGTCTTGCAACGTCAAGAATTTGATCTACCTGAACTTCACCGAAGTCTGGTTGGAACTGTAATTCAAGACCGTTCATTGTGTAACCAACGTTTGTATAAGAAGCAGCGGCTGTAAGTGTATCTTTATAAGACTCACTTGAATCAATTACTGCTAGTGATCCTAAAGTTGTTGGAGTCAAAGTGTTATCATTAATGAAGAATGCTGCTGCACCTACAATAATGTTATTTGACGTACCACGGCTATATGGCATATTTATTCACCTCTTTCATAAAGTATTTATTAAGTTGTTTGGCGTGTTTCCTCTAAAACCAATTATACCGCTTTTTATGTATATCTAGACTCTACGGATTCGTTATTGATTATTGTTGGGCTGCTTACGTGATAGTCATACTCAACAATTAGTTTGTTTACAAAGAGGGTTCTTGCTGAGGCTAGTTCTGCTACGTCCCTGCTTTCGTCTGCCTGATATACCCTCGTATTATGGAACAGAATATTGAACGGGGTAGAAATATCTGCATTAGCATCCAGTATAGGATTATTAATATTATACCTATTTACGTCCTCTGCTGAAGAATCTTCACGATCAAGGGCACTTGATATAACACGAACAGTGTCTATC